CAATAATCGCTTTGACCTTGGCGCGGTTTGCCTCAGAAGATAGGTCACGTAACACTGTACGTAATTGATTTATATCGACATCTGGCGATGCAATGCTGGCCTTTACGTTGTCTAGGGTGCGTGTGATGCTATCTCGCAGGCCAACACGTGCAAAAACCTTCTGACCTTCATCTAAGTTCGACAACTGACGCACAACCTCACGTGGAGTGACGTTTGTCCGCAATGCGTTTTCACCAATCATCAATGCTTGGTCACGACCAATTTTGTCCCCACCTAGCTCAACGGCGCGTCTATATGCAGGGACGGCATCGCCCAGTGCTGTACTCAGACTGCGATACAAATCCATGGCACGGCCTGCCTCAGCAGTCGGGCGTCCCAAGTTATCTGTTTCAGAACCGATAGATCCAAGTGCACGCTTGATGTAATCCAACTGCATGACGTTTGGTTCTTCAGCAAACGTGACATTACCCTGTGCGTCAATGTCAGCCCGAATCTGTCTCTGGCCAACACCGCTTGCCTGCATTGTGTCATTTGCTTCTTGTATGGCGCGATTCATGGTGCGAGCCGGTACACGATTTAGCACGGTCATAATCTGTTGACCTGCTGACTCACCATAGTTGATTGGTGTGCCGTATGCCTCCCCGTATGCCTCTTGACGCTGTGGACGTGTGCTTTCTGCGATGTCTGATGCAATATCACGAACATCTGCCGCCTGCTCACCAACACGCGGCTGTGCAACGATTGTTTCGTCCATCGCACCCTCTACGTCCTGACCGGCCTGACGCGCACGTTGCTCTACAGCACTACGCACAACTGCTGACGCTCCACCCTCAGTGGCCGCTACAGCATCGAGTAGAACCTGAGTCGCCATGTCAGCATCGGCAATCATGCCTTGCTCACCTGCACGCTCAATGTTTGCGATCATTGTTGGCAGATCTGCATCGCCTTGGTCCAGTGTATTCTTGATCACACGTGCCGCGGGCTCTGAGATGTTGAGCTCTCGCGCAATATTTGTTGTGTCAGTGCGGGCCAGTCGAGTCGAAAGGTTTGCGTACCCACGCGCCAATACATTGCCCAGTGCAGGCAATCCAACCGATGCAATAGCACTTGTGCCACCAGTAATCAAAGCACCCTCTTGAGCGCCACGAACCCTCTCTGATGGAGTCTCACCAGTACCTGCACCGTAGATGCCACCTTCTAAAGCACCAAGGCCCAGACCTGATAATGCATAGCCTAGATACTTACGGCCTGTCGGTAACTGCTGTAAGCGATTGATGAGCGCACTACCGGCACCACTAACACCCGGAGCCGCACCGATGCCTGCACCTCCAGTAATGCCTCCCGCAACCTGAAGCGCAGTAGATTCACCGGGACGTGCTGTCTGCATTGCCTCTGCCTGTAACCGGCGAGACTCAACGCCACGCTGATCACCTGTAGCCATGCCATACAGTTCGTCCATAAACGAACCGACGAATGGGATGCCCTGAACAAACTGTCCTACACGTGCACCCATTGGATCTTGTTGAATCACAGTCTCTGCACGTTGTACACGCGCCGCTTCGACTGGGCTCTCGCCACGCCGTGCCGATTCGATAACTGCTGGGTCAGTCGATGAAAAACCTTGCTCTTGGTTGATGACCTGCATCTGACCATTGTTCAGCATGATCAACTGAGACTTGTCTGGCAGTGTCTTTACAACATCAAATGCTGGCTGTTGTGTCTGTTGGCCACCCTGTGACCTAGACCACTTGCTACTACCAGTTTGGCCTTGCTGACTGCCCTGCTGACTTCTCTGCCACTTGCTCATTCCTGAACTTCCCAGTTTGAATCGATGTTTGGATCGCCGCCGCGATACCTTAGCTTTGTGCCGGGATTGTCGGGATCGTCGATAACATTTCCCACATCTGGCCAGTTTGCCGCTTCAGGTCCAAATAGCATGACGCGAATATTTTTTGCATATTCTTTAGCCTGTGGTCCAGATACAGCATTCATTGTTTGAATAGCTAACTCACGGTTTGCACGCTTCTGAGCAATAACTTCTGGAGTATCGCCGGGCTGTGGAAAGTATTGCTTGTCAGCATTTTCAAATTCTGCCGCGCCGATAGCCGCACCGGATTCAAAGCGCAACTGAGCGTTAATAAAATCTCTCTTGGCCTGCTCGTACAGCTTATATTCTGGAGATGTGAGCAAGTTACCCGCAAACGGCACGTTCGATACAATTGCGTTGAATATGCTTGTGCCTTCGTTTTCAAAATTATTGATGATGCCCTGAGAGGCGCCCATGCGCTGAGAAAACATCAGACCCTTGCCCTGAGCTTCAGTCATTGCCTTGCCTGAGCCTATTGCTCCGCCCTCTGTAATCTCAAAGGTTCCGTCTGGATTTGTCTTGATACTTAGTCCTGCTCTCTGGCCACCATTGATCATAAACTGCTGATAGGCTTCAGTGCCCGGCTTTAGTCCAGCGGCCTTTGCTCTTTCTTGCAATGCGCGGAATGTAGCAGGTAGCTCACTGCCTTCCTGAGATCCGTCGTAGATGATATCGCCAGTCGTTGGGTTTACGATCATCTTGCCGACAACCACACCCTTTTGCTTTTCGCGGAACATGGAAATCGCATCGCTCGCTGACATACCTGCGCGGATTGCATTTGCCAATTCTGTTTCGCCCTGCGATTCAAAGAATGCCGCTGTGCGATTTGCCTGCCCCTGAGCTCCCTGTCTTTCGCGAATACCTGATAGCTCTTCACGTAGCCCTGCCGCTAAGTTTGCGTCTGGCTCCAAGCGCATTGAGTTAAATGCCAGTGCAAGACGTGCCATGTTTTCACGGCTACCAAAGTAGCTTTTAACTCGATCCATAAATGTCGGATCTTGTTCAATCTGTGGGTTCGCCGCTACCTGTCTTTCGACTTCACTAGCATCTTGAGCCATTCGCAACATTTCAGGAGTAAATTGCCCCTGACCCAGTGGGCTCTGCTGTGCACGCACCTCATCGTTAAGTTCTGGACGCTGATCTACCGTTGTGACAGGGGGAGGTGTTGGCATGCCCTGTTGAGGCATTGGATTGAACTGTGCCTGCACTTCTGGCGTTGTGCTTGCAAGTGCGAGAGGTCCGCCGCGCACATTGGTTGCCATGACAGACCCAGATGGTTGAGACACCTGTACAGTCGGACGATTCATTGCCTGCTGTAATGGCGATGGCTCACGATCTACTGGGCTGGCTTGAGGCGGAGTGACTAGGTCACCACCAATACGATTCAAAAAGTCTAGGATGCCTGTTGCGCGTTGACCGATCACGGTTCACCTCTTAGCGTTGTTGGCTCTGTAGAGCGCGTAAAATCTGTTCCATTGACGGGACCGATCCGATACCGCCCATTGGTTGTTGCGGCATGTTGTAACTGACCGGCGCATATGGATTCGGCATTTGCCCCATCTGTGGGGCAGGCATTGCTACTTGTTGTGGAGGCATTGCCACAGGAGCAACATTCGGCATCTGTGGCCGCATTGCGCCTGCTGTTTCAGCAATGCTGTTCATTCTTTTGTTGAATGCATCCATGTCAGCAACTTGCATTTCTGTTGCGTCACCAGGATCTACAACAGTCTTTGTGTCACCGATTGCCATAGCCATGTCAGACTTCATGCTATCCATGGAATTACCCATAGATTCTTTCTTCTTCATCAGCACATCTAAAATATTCATATTTTACCCCGCCGCACTCGCCGCAAGTGTCAAATAATCGAACAGTCCGGGCTGTCGCGTGTTTGTCGTTGTCATTGGTGTTGCCGTTGCGCCTAACGCCTGAGTTACATATCCAATGCTCTGCTGTGGGGCACTTGTGTACCCAGCAAACTGCTGTTTTGCCGCATCAATCAAAGCCTGTTGCATGGCTTGCTGTTGTGCGCCCTGTTGAGCTATATCCTGCTGGATAGTTCTTCCGGTCTGGAATGACTGCTGACCTAAGTTGCCCAATTGAGCCGCTCCAGCGAGCCCCAGATTAGCCTGAGACAGACGATTCTGAATATCCTGTTGAGCCATCTGCTGTGCAGTTTGGAACCCGGCCTGACGTTGCTGTGCTGAAGTCTCAGCCAACTGCTGTGCGACCCCTGTCCCTAGCTCACCCAGTGCCACGCCGTGGCGTGAACCGCCAAACGCACCTGCCCGTCCTGCTTGGTAGTCCAGTGCGTTGATGCCCTGCTGTGCTCCACGCAAGATATCTGCTTGCGATGCTTCGATAACTTGTTCGGTATATGGGTTTTGGTACTGGCCGATATCAGCTCCTGCAAGCGTACCGATATTCGCCGTTCCTGCTCCAACAGTGCCTGCCAAGGCACCTTGCTGTGCCATTGAAGCCTGTTGCATTGGGTTTGCGGTCACGCCGCCCTGTGGTGCGCCTGCCATATCTTATCCTTACACAAATAACCTGTTGTACTGTTGGGCCTGAGCAGGATCTGCCTGCGCCGCCGCTCGGACTGCTTCATCATACAATCCACCAGATGAATAACCCTGTACCCCACCAATAGTTTCTGCCTGCGGCATACCTTGGAATGCAGTAAGGTTTTGTTGACCTTGCGGCAACATTTCAAATGCACGCGCTGTGTCAATATTCATCTGCGCCGCCGCTTCCTGAGTCGGATTGAATGCCGCTACGTCTAATCCATAAAAAGGCTGATATCCAATTTGTTGCGCCTGCTCTGCACGTGCAATGTTTCGCTGTGCAGGTATTCGCATCCAATCTGGAATTTCCTGTGCTTGCTTTGTGCTACCGCCTTTTCCGCCGCCGCCGCTCATCTAAATCTCCTTCGCCAAAGTCACGAATTGTTCTTTGTAACCATAATCCGCTAAGACGCGGGACCAACCCTTCCGACCTGCAATTGTCATTGCTGAACACCCTTGGGCTTTACCCCACTCCTCAGCCGACTCCTGCATATCGGTTATGCCTTCCATCCGTCCACCGGCTAGGAAAACATGTAAAACTTTCTTGTTAGGATACACCACTATCTCTGTAACCGCACATGACTCGTCGTTTGCCCATAACTGCATGCGGCCTTCGACAACTGCTTCAAATACATCACGAAATGTATGTGTTCCACCGCTATATTGTAACGCACCCTCGATCCAATCTCGACAGCGCATCAACTCCTGCACTACGGGAGGTAAATCTTCCAGCGCGCTCATATGTCTACCTCTACGATTGTCATCGTGGCAGACGGTGCCGCTGGGCTAAATGCAGTCGCCGCCGTGCCATCGATAGTCAGTCCTGTGTCAGTCACTGCAAACATTGATTCAATGTAGTCACCGGCCTCAACATCAAAAATACCAGCCCTCGTAATCGTCTTGCTTTCGCCAGTATTTTTAACACTGTGAACCATCGTGCTAAACGGGAGATCAACTCCATTTTTACGTGGCCAAATGTAGATGGTTTTATCTGAGTTATTGCCCGACTGTAGCTCACAACTGAAATCAATCTTGTACGTCCCAGCGTGATCAAACTCGATCCGTGATGTCACAGTATCATCTACCGCAATGTGATCACCGTAGGCTGAGTTTTCCCATGTGATTGCATATGCAGTATTGGTTGATGCCGCGGAGTGTGTAGCTGTTGTATATACAAGCAAGTGGTCACCATGACCGTACCGGATGGCCTCGTAATAGCCATCGCGTGACACAACCATCTGCTCAAGCTCTCGGTCCCATGCCATATAGCCGTCGTCAAAAGCAGATTCACCGCCGCGCAATTGTGTCAGACGGCTCATGTTTCTAGACAGGAATTGATTTAATCGTTCGCCCCACTCAGTCCACGTGCCGCCGAGCGGTGGAGGAGGGGTTATCATCGACCACCCCCTGGACTCGCTTCAATGCGCATAACGCCAACACGCCAGTCTCCAGAGGATTCTGTATCAATTCGCATTCTGACTTGCCTGCCAGTAAATCTCACAGAAGTTGGGTTGTCCATGGTGTATGGGCCGTGTTCGCTTTCTTCCGCATTTGGATAAAAACGTGTCTTGAAGGTTGTTGTAACTTGCCCCTGTGTTAATTCATCCGGGATCAATTTGTTTACCTTCATGACCTGATCGCCATTGCCTAGGCTGATTGGTCCAGACTCCACAAAAACTCTGTCGCCTCGATGGTTAAATGCATACTCGTGAAAATATAAATCACCATTTGCATCAGCCCATACTGGATATCTAAGGATGCCGATATCAATAGCGGATGTTCTTGAGAGAGTACCAAACGCCCATATTTGATCCTTGTAGTCATATGTTACATAACGGTCATTCTCGACAGACCCTTCCGATGGGTAGAACCACCAGATCTCAGAGAACCTTGCGTTATGTACGCCATATACTTTTGATATTTGGTTTGTGTTTATATCCCTGAAAATGTAATCCGAAACGTCACAGTTAAGCTCCATTGGAATAGAGCCGTTAAACATGAAGAATCCTTTTTGCCCCATCCAAAACGCATTCTGGTCAACAGCAACAAGGGACCTTGGCGAATCAGTGCCGCACGCCGATCCAATGCGCTCAAAACCGTAAACGTATGGCGGTCCTTGATAGGTAGCAATATGGGCATCTGCGTCTGTTAAAATTAACGTGCGTCCACGCACCCGGATCGCAGTCATGATTGATCCTGATGTTTGGAGCTCAATACCACCGGCCTCATTATTTGCCGCAGGGGTCCATAGCGTATTGTCTTCACGATCACACCATTGAACCTTTCGCCCATTCCCATCTGCGCCCAAGGCGAATAGAAATCTTTCTTCGGTGACGATCAATCCTCGGTTATCAGTTGGAGCATTCGATATAACAGCCGCATTTGTAGCAATATCCAACTGCCACTCGTATAACTTTCCATCATCAATTGAACATGCGACTAGGTACTCCCCCCAATTATCTAGGGACCATGTTGTCGCTGGAAGATAAGTAGCGGTTGGCGTCCTTGGCGTAGAGTATGTACCAACATCGTAAAAACCACCGCCGTATCCGACATTCTGCTCTGCGTTTTCACGCCCCGCTGTTAAGCCAGCCGGTGTTATGTCATTTACGATGCCAGATGATGAAACATAATAAAGCTTGTTGTATGTGCCAACAGCAATGTTGTTTGACTCATCATTACTGCGCCATCCATGCATACCCCTTGGGGCCGCGTTGACAGAAGAGGTTGAAAACTCTGTCCATCCGCCTACTGGGCGCAAAGATCCTTCCGACCAACGAACAAGTGATCCGTCCCTCCACCGATTAGATTGCTCATAATCAGTGCCATTACGGTGCATACCAGGCTTTAACTGCAATGGAATAAGCGGCATAGCTATTCCTTATGTTTTCATAATGTACGCAAGTGCGTAGTACGGAGGTAGATTCTTGTTTGTGCCTGATTCACCTTCTGTACTGATGTTTGCGCTAGCTGATGCTGTAACAGGGTTTTGTACATAATTACGATCAGACCCGCCTGCGTTATATGAACCGTCAATAGTGCCATCAAATACACTGGATGTTGTCGCCGCAGACCACCCATTAGCGGAGTGAGTGTGCCCAGAATCTGTGTGGGTGTGGCTTACTACTACAGCGTCTGCACTACCACCCGTCGCATCTACAGCGTATGTATCACCTGCGCCAACAACAAAACGATTGCGCAAGTCTGGTGTGGAATTACTGCCGTTACACAACACCCATCCATTTGGAATGTTAGCAACTGTACCAGACCACATAACAATTACACCTGAAGGTACAGAGCTCGCTGTCGCTGTCGTTACAAACGCTGTAGTGGCAATCTGTGTTGTGTTTGTACCCTCTGCGGCTGTAGGTGCTGTTGGCGTACCAGTCAGCGCAGGAGAATCTAATGGCGCTTTTGAGGCAATAGTAGAAGACAAATTTAATTCAGATGCTGTTGCCGTAATTGCAGTGCCGCCTACCTTCCATTCACCCTCTGTCAAATTAGGTTTGATCGCAGTCGTACCATCGAGAAGGTCATCAACAAGATCAAAATCCGCATTGATTTTTTCGCCCCAGGTGTTTTCACTGGCTCCAATTTCTGGCTTTGTCAGCCCAAATGTGGTGGTGGTGGTATCTGCCATTAGTTAATCCTCTGAAACATAAATCATTCTATCACGCAATGGAAAGGTTGAAAGCGTCTTGGTAGTCCATCAGCAGTCCTTACAGTGATTCAGGCCAATCAGCAATCGGTGCATTCCCTGTCGGCATACCTTCATCATCCACTGGCGTGTTAAACAGAGCCATAAACGCCACATGTGTGGTGCAAGCCTCTATCGCTGATTCAATCGCATTTGAGGCATCTCTAACAGCCTGACGATAGGTTAGGACATCAGCAGGAATCTCTGTACCTGTCTCGCTCTTACGCACCACATACCAGTCTGTTGGCTGTAGTAGTCCTGCCGCCTGAGCCTTCACAGTCTGAATCGCATTCCACTTCAGGCCACGGGTGACTACTTGATCGCCTTTCTCGTCAAGCACTGGATTGCCGTCTTCGTCCACTGCATCAACGTCATTGATTGCCTTGGGTGTGTCAGCGTCCCAGTAGAAACGATTGTCGAATGGTGCAGGATCATTAACCCAGACCAGACCTTTGGCGGCCTTTGTGTCGGCATCCCAGTTGTTCCAGTTTGAAGGATGCTTAACACCTTCTGCGTCTGTCCACCCACGCCCAATGCGGAGTGCTTTACCTTGATATGTGTACATGATGTCTCCTATCGTGCGTTGGAATACTTGAATGGGCCATTTGCGTCACTGAACGCCATAAAAATGTATGTGCCGCCACTGGCATTACTACTGCTTCCTGTTCCTGTCCGCTTGAAGCCGTTGCTTAAAAAGTCACAAGTGTTTACCCCGCTTGTGGCCTCTGCGTCAGGTTCGTTTGGTTGTAGATTTTGAGCAACTTCATTACCAACATCTCGTTTTGAGTCATTCATAAGCCACGTGTTTGAATTGTCTGTCCGCTTAATCATCACAAACGCAGGTCTAAACCCTGTGTACACAAATGGGCCATCTGCACTACCGTTGCCAGTGTATGAGCCAAACTTGCTGAATCCATCGACTGAGTGGAAGCAGTAGGCGATAAACTCGTCGCCGCTAAAGTTGATTCCGCCCCAATTTCCAATACTAAACACAGAAGACGTTGGGTCGGTGTTGTTCCACACAACGGAAGAAGCAATGCCAGCGCCTGTTGAATTCAAATAAACAAGTGGACCACTTGCGCCTGTTGACGAGTGATAAACCGGCCATTGATCACCGGTTCTTGTTGCTGTTCTGTCTTTTGCAATAATCATGTCAGGCGCACTATCTAGCCCGTGACCAACCGTAGCACCCGCAGTACCATTACCAGTATAACTCACAATACTAAACCCAGACTCCGTATTCGCACTCACTGTTGAAGTGATAGAGCCATCTGTGTTGGATACACCAGAGCCGTTGGCTTTCCAATTCCAAGCGACGTATGTTCGTCCTGAGAAGTTTGCGTACCCGCCAGTGTCATTAGGAACAGTGAAGCCGTCAGTGTCGAACGATGTTAAAACATTTGTGCCGTCTGTCTGCTCTGCCCCTGTTGTGTTTGAAGATAAATAGCGAGTATTGCCAACAACAGCGTTCATCAATAGATGACTGCTTGATTGGTTACGCCCTTTCCACCAGATAAAGTCAGGTTGGAATCCAACGCCTGTAATACTTTGAACTGAACCAGTGCCGCTATACAACACCGTATTAAAGTAGTCTTCAGGACTACTTCCCTGTGCAGGGTCTATCGCAGGGTCAGG